CCGTTATACGCAAGCGTACAGCGCGAGTATTCCGGCATCCGCGTCGGTGATACCGTCTACAACAAAAAGTTCCTGGAAGAAGACGTCATTCATATTCGTCTCAACAATCAGAATATGCGGGCGGTCGTCGACGGACTGAACTATTGCTTTGAAAAGCTGCTCAATGCTGTCGCGAACTCCGAAACATGGAAGAACGGGCAGCACTGGAAGGTCCACATCGACAACGTAGAGGGCGGCGACGGCGAGAAGGAAAAGAAATTCCGCGAGCTGATCAATGAAATGTTTAAGCCGTTTTTGAAAACGTCCGGCGCGGTGCTTCCGGAGTTCAACGGCTATAAGTACGAAAACGTCACCGGATCGGCGGGCGGCTCCGGAACAAGAGACATCCGCAGCATGATCGACGACATCTTTGACATGACATTTCTTGCGTTCGGGATCCCGATCGTGCTGATCGGCGGAAAGGTCGAAAGCACAAAGGATGCGAACATGCGCTTCCTGACGACGATGGACGCCGTCGCCGATCAGATTTCCGAGGAGATCAACCGCAAGCGGTACAGCTATGACGACTGGCGCGCAGGTACATACCTCCGGATCGATACGTCAAGCATCATGCATTATGACATCTTCGAGAACGCCGCCGCGATCGAAAAGATCGTCGGATCCGCCGCGTACTGTATCAACGACATACGACGCGCAACCGGTGACGAGCCGATCCTGGAGCCCTGGGCGGACAAACACTATCTGACAAAGAACATCGGCACGATGGAGAACAGTTCCCGCGCGCTTGAAGATGAGAAAGGAGAAAAACCAGATGGCAAAGAAAATGTGGGATCTGAAGCAGAAAGCTGATGATCCGAAAACGCTTGATCTGTTCATCTACGGGGATGTCGAGGCAATCACTATTGATTGGGTAAACTGTACGCTCAAAGAAAGCGAAAACAGCGCAAACGCATTCCGCAAGGCGCTCGAAGAACACAGCGACGCCGAGCAGATCAATATCTACATCAATTCGTGGGGCGGATCCGTAGCGGAGGGAACGGCGATCTATAGTCAGCTGCGCCGGCACCCGGCACAGAAGACGGTGTACGTCGACGGCTTCGCGTGCTCGATCGCATCCGTTATCGCTATGGCAGGCGATAAGATCATCATGCCGAGAAACACGATGATGATGATCCACAATATGGCGTGGAGCGTATACGGAAACGCTGCAGAGCTCCGCAAAGCAGCGGACGATCTCGACGTGATCAACAAGTGCGGACAAAACGCCTATCTCGAAAAGGCGGGTGGCAAGCTCGATGAAAAGACGCTGTCCGAGCTCATGAACGCCGAAACCTGGCTTCCGGCTGATCGTTGCTTTGAACTTGGTCTTTGCGACGAAGTCCAGGATCGCGATGCCGACATGAAGGACGCTGCGGAGGCGATCCAGAAGACGATGCAGCGTATCGAACAGAGGATCGATACAAGCACCGGACTTGCCGCGCAGCTGCGCAAGATTGTCGAATATACCAAGACTCCGGCAAAAGATCCGGAGAAACCTGCGGAGCAGGCAACAAAGCCGGGCGGACTTTTCGCCCGGTTTTCTCATCAATAAAAACACCGAAGAAAGGAAAAGAGAAAACAAATGGCAATGATCAACAACGACAAGAAGCTTGAAGCTCGCAATGCGATTCGCGTCAAGCTGATGCAGGCGATCAAGGATAACAGCGAGGAAAACTTCGTTGCCGCGATCGATGAACTCATGGAAAGCGTGGCGAACGACGTCAGAGCCGAATATGAGGAGACCAGAAACGAAACGGATGCGCGGATCCTTGCAGAGCGCGGCGTCCGTCAGCTGACGTCCGAGGAGCGCCGTTTCTATGATGGCGTGCTGAAGGCGATGAAATCCGCGGATCCGAAGCAGGCGCTTTCGAGCGCGGAGCTGATGCTTCCGAAGACGACAATCGACGCCGTTTTCGAGGAGCTGCAGACGAATCATCCGCTGCTTTCGAAGATCAATTTCCGCCCGTCCGGTGGCGCGGTCGAGATCATCACGAGCTCGAACGGCTATCAGAAGGCGGTATGGGGCGAGCTGAACGCGCAGATCGTGACCGAGCTGCTTGCGGGCTTCAGCAAGGTAAACACGCAGCTCTTCAAGCTGACCGCATTTTTGCCGGTCGTCAAGGCGATGCTCGATCTCGGCCCAGAATGGTTGGACAAGTTCGTCCGCGAAGTTCTGGTCGAGGCACTGGCAAACGGTCTCGAATACGGCATCGTGACCGGCACCGGTAAGAACATGCCGATCGGCATGGATCGTCAGGTCGGCGCGGGCGTCACCGTCGTCGATGGCGTGTACCCGAAGAAGGTCAAGATCACGCTCAACGATCTCAGCCCGCAGAGCGTCGGAAACCTGCTCGGCCTGATGGCGGTCGATGCAGCCGGCAAACCGCGCGAGATCAAGGACATCATCCTTCTCGTCAACCCTGCGGACTATTTCACGAAGATCATGCCCGCGACCACCATCATGGGACCGAACGGCGAGTACAAGAACAATGTGACGCCGTACCCGATGGAGATCATTCAGACGAATGCACTGTCTTCCGGCGATGCGATCATCGGCATCGCATACCGCTATCTTGCGGTAGCCGGCACCGGAAAGGAAGGCAAGATCGAGTACAGCGATCATGCGCGCTTCCTCGATGACGAGCGTGTATACATGATCAAAGCGTACGCAAACGGTCTGCCGATGGACAATACCGCGTTCGAGCTGCTCGACATCTCCAATCTCACGCCGCTTGCCTACAAGGTCACCGCGGTCGATGCGCGGACGCCGAGCTCTGACGCGACGCTTGGAAGTCTGAAGATCGGAGCGCTGACGCTGTCGCCGACGTTCGCGGCCGGGACTACCTCGTATACCGCGAGCACGACCAACACCAAGAACAAGATCGAAGTCGTCCCGGCTGATGCAGGCGCGTCCGTCGTGATCACGCTCAATAACGCGATCGTCCCGAACGGTTCCGATCTGACGTGGAGCAGCGCGAACAGCGGCGTCAATACCGTTGTCGTGACCGTAACCGCAGAGGACGGCACCACGCAGAAGGCGTACACCGTCACCGTGACGAAGTCGTAACATGAGCGCGCAGGCACAGGCGATCATCGCGGATGTCAAGAACCATCTCCAGATAACCTGGAATGATAGTGCGACCGATCAAAGGATCGGGAACTACATCGAAAGCGGGATCGCGTACCTGGATGATAAAAGAGGAGCAGCTGCGGACTATACCGTTTCCGGTTATCCGCGGACGCTCCTCTTTGAGTATGTCCGGTATGCGCGTGACGATGCGCTTGACGTCTTCGAAACCAATTATCAAAGTCTGATCCTTGCGATGAGGCAGCAGAGGCAGGTGTCGGAATATGCGCAAAACTCCGTTTCATCCGAGGAGTGACAAACAGATCTCGCAGACGTACAACGACGGGATCGTGAAGCTCTACTCCGTACAGGACACCGCGGAAACCGGTCGCATGCCGGTCCGGCACGAAACGCTTGTCGTGCAGCTCGATTATGAAAACCGCTCGGTCGGCTCGTCGCAGTTTTATCAAGCCGCGCAAGCGCAGATCAAAATCGAGAAAGTGATCCGGGTGCAGCGTCGTCCCGGCATCGATACAAAGATGACGGCGGAGCTCGAAGACGGAACGAAATACGACGTCGCCCGCGTGCAGCTGATCACGGATTGTCACCCGGCGTCTCTCGATCTGACACTGACCGAATACTCGCAGGCGGAAGATCAAACCGAGGAACAGGAGGCCGATTAACCGTGTCAAGATGGTATGAAAAAATCATCGCCGCGCACACGCAGGTCACGAACAACGTCAGCCACTACGAGCGGCTGAAAGGTAGCCGGTATTTCGTCTGGCAAGAAGAAGGCAGAACCGACTATGTGAACGACAACGGGCAGCACACGGAGAAGACGGTCCACGGATCGACGGATCTGTATACAAAAACAGAGTTCGATCCGTGGGCGGACCAGATCGAGGACGCTTTCGAAGCGGCAGGGATCCCGTATCAGAAAACGCTTGCCGGGACGAAAGAGCCGGAAAGCGGGCTGATACACCACGAGTGGACATGGAGCGTGCGAGATGGCAACGATGAAAATCAGCAGTGACATCTTCGCGTTCGACATCGACGAGGATGAGATCATAGAGGACATGCACGAAGCACTGTACGAAGGCGCGGGCATTCTGGCGGACGCTGTACGCGAGGAAATCGGAAAGATACCGGTAAACGATCAACCGTGGAAAGGCGAAAGCGGCAGAACAACGAGAGTCAGCACGCTCACGTCCGCGCAGAAGGAAGGGCTCCTGAACGGGCTCGGCGTCGCAAAGCACCGCGAGGAGGACGGATCCGTGAATACGCGCATCGGCTTCTCCGGCTATAACAGCCACGCGACAAAAGCGCATCCAAACGGAGAGCCGAACGCGCTTGTCGCGCGCGCCGTCGAATCAGGAACATCGTTCCGTGCAAAGACGCCGATCGTCCGACCGGCAGTACGCAGAGTAAGGCAAGCAGCCATCGACGCGATGGCAAAGAAATTCGAAGAAAAACAGAAAGGAAGAATGCAAAAATGAGTAATCCTACGAGACCGGCAGAAGGCAGAGTTCGCACCGGTTTTTCTCATGTGTTCGTTGCTCTTTTCAGTCGTAGCGCCGACACTGTGACCTATTCTCAGGGCGTCCGGCTCGGCAGAGCAAAGAAAATCGAAGTGTCTGCAACCGTCGCGGATGGCAAGTACTACGCCGACAACGGGCTTGCAGAAGGCGACGATCCGGTTTTCCTGTCCGGTACCGCAAAGGTGACCGTCGACGGCGCGTGGACCGAGGTTCGCAAACTGGTTCTCGGTCTGAGCAGCACGCGAGAAGTATCGATCGGATCGGGAGCATCTGCAAAAACGGTGAACATCACGCAGTACGCCAACACGCAGAGCGTACCGGAGATGGGGATCGGCTTTGTCGAGGAGTACCAGTCGGCCGGGAACAAGTTCTACATTGCAAAGGTTCTTCGCCGAATCAAGTTCAAAACGCCGGGCGACAGCGCGGAAACTCGCGAAGAGTCTATCAACTGGCAGAGCGAGGAGATGGAAATGAACGTATTTAGAGACGGTACGTCCATTGACAACTGGAAAGACGAATCCGAGGAGCTTTCCTCGCTTACGGACGCGATCGACGTCGTCAAGGCGATCCTGAACATCGCATAAGAACCAACAAAACGCCCGCATGGATGATGTGTCATCCGTGCGGGCGGCTATTCGAGTATAGGAGGACATTGAAATGATCATCAACGGTAGAGACGTCGGATTTCGCAATAATCCGTATGCACAGGCAAGATTAAAAGCTGAACGGGATAAATTTGCAAAACGCATCGGAAAGGACCTGCAGAAGGACAAGCTCGACGAAGCAGAAGCCCTCGAATTTGCGGCGATCACAGCGGAAGTCCTTTCGGACGGAGAAGAACGATTCCGCAAAGTCCGGGATCACGGCTATGCACCGAACCCACTGACGCGCGACGAATTTCTTTACACACTCGATGACGAGACGATGGCGGCGGTTATCGAGGAAACAAGAAAAGAGCTGCATCTGAAGCCGGAGATCGAGGCGAAGAACGCTCCCGGTAACGGTAAGAAAGTAAAAAAATCGACATCCGGTGGTGCGAAAGCTGGTACCGATACATCGGGCAAGTGATCCTTCGGATCCCGTATGAAGAAGTGATGGTGACACGCATCGTGGATATTTTATCCATGTATGCGTGTCACGGCATTTATAACGGGACGATGGAGCCGGTCACACCACCGGTCACTGATTATGACGAATTTTGGCGTCTGCGCTGACGTCAGAAAGGAAGACGGCAATGGAAAGCATCGGGCCGAGAATTGAGCTCAAAGGCGAAAAAGAATACAAAAAAGCATTAAGCGGGATCAAAGCGGAAGCAGCTCTTCTCAGCTCCGAGATGAAACGAGTCGCTGCAGAAATGCAGGGATCTTCCGATGCCCAGGCGGCAGCAACAGCGAAGGCGGACGTCCTGACACGACAGATCGAGAACCAAAAGGCAAAGCTTGAACTTCTCGGCGGTCAGCATGATCTGCTCACGCAAAAACTCGGAGCAGCGCAGGCAGCCCTTGAAGCGGCGTCGGCAGAGTTCGGCTCGGAATCCATTGAGGCGGCGAAAGCGCAGGCAAAGGTTGATTCGCTGTCTTCGGCGATCACCAAAAACGAAACCGAGACGAATAAAACAGCCGCGACGATCGCCACGATGACCGCCGAATATGACGGGATCACGGGCGGCGCGAAGGAAGCGGCGGACGCTCAGGAACGATACGAGTCCGGACTAAAGCTTGTCGACGACGCA